TCTTTTCTATGACCGCGACCTTGGCGTGCATCGCGTTGGGTGCTGTGCTGTCTTCGAGCGAATCGAGGACGTTTGACAGGTTTGTCAACAAATGTCCACGATCCTGCCAGTCGAGTGCGCGTGCGTCCTGCTCTGCTGTTATGTCGGGTTGTGTCTGCATGTCATTCTTCGTTTAGTTCGCCCAGTTCTCGTAGCTTGTTCCTGCTCCACCCAAGCGCCGCCTTGCCGCCCCAAAGCAGGTAGCTGATATATCCGCAATCGCTGGTGCTGTCCGCGTTGTCGTAGTACGTTTCTGCGCGCGATAGGTAGCTGTGCATCCGCTTGATGGTTTCACCGCTTATGCCTTCGCCTTTGGCAAGCTGCTGCGCTCTGACCTTGCCGGTCTGCGTTGCGCACTTGTTGCCGTTGCGCTCGTTCAGCTCAATGCCTCGCTTGGCGTTGTTGCGAACACCCTCGCCGTAGTCCGCGTAGGTGTCAGCAAAGGCGCTACGGTCTGCCTCCCACTGCCTTGCGCAAACGAGGTAGCGCTGCTGCTGGCTGGGGAACTCGCTGGCGATTTTGTCATCACCCATGCAACGCTGGATGAAGTCCGTTTTGCTTTCGCTGTCTGCTGGTGTAGGTAGTGGCATGTCTATAAATATCATTAGGTCGATAATCGTGCGCGCGATTCCTGTGCATCAGCCATCATCTCCTGCAGGCGCGAAACTGCGCATGATCCGCACCACCAGTTCGTACGTCCGTAGCCGTTTGCGTTGGCGATATTCTCCAGCATCGCGACCTCGCTTGGCGACAGCGACATGGTCTGCGACGCGTAGTAACCGTCAAGTTTGTGCTTGACAGATAGCACCTGCAAGGCTTCGTCAAGTGTCATTTCTCCGACAGTTTAATGATCAGCACCGTAAGCCCGGCGGCGGAAAGACCGACAGGAATAGCAAGTAGCCAAGGTATATTTGACGCGGCGATGGTCAGGACTACACCCCACCAAAAGGCAAGGCACGTCATGCACGTCAGCGGCTTGCACTTGGCGTAGCGGTAGTACCACGATGGCAGTACGTTATAGCGATTCATCGCCAAGGCAGTCATAGCCGCCAAAAGCAAGATGGTAATCAGGTCCAAGTTCATGTTTTAATCTTTGTTTGCAGTTGTTAATGGTGTATGAAATTGATCGCCAAGGTATCTTGGTATGGCGCTCGATGAGTTTCTTGTTACCCAGTTCAAGCCACAGGAGGAATAGCTGTTTGTCGTAGGGGTAGGCACCGGCTTTTGCCCAGCTATCCATGACTTCGAGCGCGCGTTGAAAAATCGCATCAGGCCTATCGTCATACGGCTCATCAGCTGCCTCCAGCTGTATCTCGGTGATTTCCTCACGCAGATCATTGTGTCGGAAGTCGCGTTGAAATTTAGAGTTGCGACTTCGGTATAGGTTGATAGCCATGCGCACGACGTAGAAGTTGAGGTAACCTCCTGCGTGCATTGCTTCAATCTTATCGGCTGGCTTTTCATATAAGCGGATGACGAGTTCATGTTCGAGGTCTGGCGCAAGGTCATGCGTTGCCAGCTGGCGCGCTATCTGACGCAGCTTGCCGCTGGTGTACAGCGTTAGTATGATCGAGCGTGCCTCCACATTGATGGCAAATATACATAGTATTCTTTGGCATTATGTTGTGCGGTTCGTAGCGCGGTATTTTGTCAAGCCATTCGTATTTTTTCATATAACGTTGGAAGTCTGAAATCACGTTCAACGCATGTTGCACCGTTGAGTAATGGCGGCGCATGAGCTGGCCTACCTCCATCAATGTCAGCTTCATCTTAAACTTCAGCAGGTACATTAGGCACTGCCGCGCCTCCGCAACTTCGCGGTGGCGGTCTTGGCTCTGCATCTTGCGCAAGCCAACGCCTGTGCGCTTCGTGACCTGCTCTGCGTAGTAGTAGAACTCCCTTTGTCTGTTCATTGGTTGGTGGTTTATGCTCCAGTTAAATCGATGCCTACGGCGCGGCAGAACTCCGCCTGCGTCCTGATTATTTCATAGCGGAAGCCGTGGCTTTCGACCAGCTGCTGCCACTGCCTTTGCGCGTCGCTCTGCCTGCCCTTGTCAACCTTGAACTCCAAGAAGGTGACCGGGTTGGTCAGGTACGTCATATCGGCAACTCCTGCGACCATGCCCATGCCTTTCAGGATTGCGCCCTGTATCGCGTTGGCCGCGTTGTTGTGGTTCAGGTAGAGCAAGCCATATTCACGCGGCTTGAGTTTGCAGAACAGCTTAAAGCACGCCTTCTGCAGGTTTGCTTCAGAATGGGAGGCCATCTTTATCTTCGGTTTGGTAGAATTGATTTTTGGGATATTGATACAGCGATTCGACTTCGGCAAAGGTTGTGTAAATATCGATGAATTTCAGTTTACATTCACCGACCATGCCGTTGCGGTTCTTGGCGATTATGATCTCCGTGCTGTCATCCTCAAGCTCTTTGTCGTAGTACTTTGGCCTGTGCAGGAATGTCACCGTGTCAGCGTTCTGCTCAATGCCGCCACTGCTGCGCAGGTCTGAAAGCATCGGCCTCTTGTTAGCCCGGCTTTCGTTGGCGCGTGATAGCTGGCTCATCACGACCATTGGCAGTCGGTGTGCCTTGGCGATGATCTTCAAGTCGCGGGTGAGGTCTTCAAAGAACTGATTTTGGTTGGCGATGTGCGCAGGTATCGATGGCGTAATGATCTGCAGATAGTCGACGAACACGACTTCGGCGTTGGTGCGCTGGATGTAGCTTTTGATTTTACCGATCCGCATGTCACCATCGTCGACAACTGTCATCGGCAGCTTCGCTATTTCGTCGCAGGTCTTAAATAGCTTGTCGACCTGCTGATCAGAAAGGCGCGCCGGTGTCTTTAGGATCATGGTGTTGTGAACTTCCGCCAGTTGCGAAAGCATACGCACTACCAGCTCTTCGTCACTCATCTCCAGCGACAGGAACAGCACGCGCTTTCCTGCCTTTGCCATGTTGACGGCAAGCGACAGGCTGAACGCTGTCTTGCCCATCGCTGGCCTCGCGGCGATGATGTTTAGCGTTGAAGGCATTAGGTAACCCAGCACGTTGTCAACGGATGAGTACCCGGTGCTGATGCCTGCCTCTGATCTTCCCTCGCGTTTATCCATGACCTTCTGCATCACTGCCGAAGCCGTGCGCTTCAGCGTTGGCAGCTGGTTGCCTGTCAGCATAGCGTCAAGCGCTTCGAGGTTTGAGGTGTGCAGCTGCATGACTTCCAGCGATGACATAACGTTTTGCTTGAGGTGTTCATTCGCGTCGAGTAGTGCCTGGCGCAGCTTGCGCTTCACCCAGTCCTCGCAGTGGTCAACGAGGTGCGTGGTCAGGTGTGCGTGGCCTGCCGCCTTCATGTCGATCTCGGTCAAGCGTATCGCCATGTCCTTTGGGAAACGCTGATCTTTCTTGCAGGCGATGGCCAGCGTCATTACGTCAACAGGCTTGTTGTCGATGTATAGCTGTTGCATGACTTGGAACAGCTGCTGCATCGTGCTGTCGTCGAAGAAGTCAACCTTGTTTTCTATGAAAGCAATCCCCTCCGCCAGCGCGTTGCGGTCTTGCATCATGATGCCTATGATCGTCGTGTCGCTCATTGGACTGGCGGTTTACCAAGTTTGCGGCGCACTTCGTTTTCATAGGCAATCGGATCTTCCCACGGCTGCTTCTTGGGTAGCGGCTTTACGTCTTGGTATCTTACCCAATGGTTGAAGTGTCGTTTGTACTCGCTGATGTTGGCGTGCGCTTTGTCCGTCAGCTTGCAGTGGTTGTTGAAAAAGTCTATCAATCGAATTATCTCATCCTTTGTCGTTTTCAGCTGCACTGCATACAATTCAATAAAGGCAATGTCATTTATGCACGATTCGTGCGCATTATCATTAACATTATGATTTACATATGCATTTGCATTCTCATTTACATTCTCATTTACATTATCATTATCATTGGTTTTCTCTTCAGATAACCTAAACGCATTTAGGTTTTCCGATGTGGAAACCTGAATTGATTTAGGTTTTCCGTTGTCAAAACCTGATGTAGGTCTTCCACCCTTTTTGCCTCGGTCGTACTTCTCCTTTGAACTGTCAAGGTTTCCGCGTACCACTTCAAATAAAGCTTGCAGATGCGATGGTAGTTTCGGTTCTGATTCGTCCAGTGCGTAGCTAATAATCGCCATTAGGATTTGCAACCTTTCTGCGTCAGGCAGGTGCTGCACCGCGTTAAAAAAAGTGCGGTAGAAGATGAATGATTTTCTCATAGTTTATTGTTTAGGTAAAAAAAAAGCCCCGACTGTTCGCAGGCAGTCGGGGCAGGCCAAGGTAGTGGCTTTGCTTACGTCAATGCTCAGCTGCGAAAATGAGCATCAACTCTGATACAAATATACAACATTAAGTCATATTGCGACCGCGCCGGTCGTGTTCGTCTGCGACATTTCGCATCGCGTCAATGACCGAGTTGTCCATGTACGTCGCGGCAATCGCAAGGTCGTAAAACAACTGCACCAGTTCAGTAGCGGTGAGATCGCTGTTGTCGCTTTCAATGCTAATGCGCTTGCCGTCGATTTGCAGGCTTAGCTTTAATCCAAGGTCAGAATGGGAGGTCGTTGCCATGTGGTTCTGGTTTAGTGGTGAATGACTGCGCTGGTGTTGCACGCTCAGCGGTCTGCTGTTTGACCTGCACGTTGCCAGCTAAGAACTCGCCCTTGGCACCTTGCTTGCGCCAGAGCGACACTTGGTATTCGATGCCATTCAGTAGCAGGTTGCCTTTCCACGCGGGTGCGTTGGCGTTGTCGGAGTGGTTGGTGAAGACGCTGATATCGCCGTCTTTCTTTTGGTATGTACTCATAATTTGGTTTGGGTTTAGATTGTTTTTTGGGTTAAGGTTGCAAAAATAGTGGTGGTGCGTTCCATTCCTCGCATTCGTTTTCGAAGCCGGCATCGTAGAAGAAGTCCAGCGGTGTCTGATCCAGCCACGCCTGTGCGCTCTCGGCTTCAGCGTCGCTCATGACGGCTTTCTTCCACTCGAACAGCACTGGCGGCATTTCCCCAACTTTGACTTCGGTTGGCGTCATGTCCTGTTTTATGTACTTAAAACTTGACAAATAAGCGTCGAGGATGTCGATGTCGCCAGTGCTGTCTTCAGTCCAGTTGGTCGATTCGTACTCTATGTGGACTTCAATGTCCATGCGTCCACCGTTATGTGGGATGTCGTAGTGTTGTGAAAATTTGCGTTCTATGCTCATGGTTTGGTTGGGTTTAGTCGATGAAGCCTTCGCCTTTGAACAGGTGCGACAGGCGGTGGGTGAAAATCTGCCAGCCTAATCCGAGCCAGCTTTGTGCGTAGTATGATCCTGCTGCGCACTTCATGGTGTAGCGTTTGTAGCTCATGACTCAAAGGTTTTACGGATTTGCATTTCTAAGGCTACAACGTTCATTTTCTCGGCTGCGATGCGCTTGACTTCATCGCAGGATCCGAACGAAGCCACCCAATGCATGGCTTCGTATTCGAACTTCAGGTCACTGGTACTCAGTCCCAGCACCCACTTCTTGTATTCTTTCGTGTTCATCGGAAGGTAACGGTTAGCGTGGTCTTGGATGGCTTCACAGGCACAACCGGCACGACCTCGCCAGTTTCGGGATCAACGATGGCAGCGGTTGCAGCCATTCGGAATGCAGTCTTGACCAGCTCTTGCCGAGCCTTCAAGCGTTCGGTCAA